TTCTTTATAGATTTACCTAAATGTGCCTGTTGCATTAGTCATCCTCTTCTTCGTATAGTCTTTTCTTAACTACTTCAGTTAATTTGTTACGAGACCATTCAATTCCTTGAACAAGTCCTACGAGTTGTCTATAATGAGCAAAAGAATCTGCTTGCCCACCAGAGACATTTAATCTTAGTTTATTGAGTTCGTCATTATATTCTTTAACAACCTCATCCCAAATATCCATGTATTAGATTTCTGCACAAGCGTAGCAGTTAATCTCTAGTCCAACAGATACTTCTTTAACGACTGGTGATTTCCACATTATCTTTTTCCTTTCGTAGGGTTTGGGTATTTCCAAGCTTTTTCTTCCCATTTTAAAGTTACACCTTTTTTAGGTCTACTACCATATTCACTTTGTGACATTTTAGTAAAGTCGCCATACATGCCACCATCACCATTTTTCACATGAGTAGGATAACCATTAGTTACACCTTTTTTAACAGGATACTTACTTCCTATTGGCATTATTTTCTCCTTTCATTTCTTCTTTTAATAAATCTGTAATAACATCAATCAGTTTAAAACTTCTTTCTCTGTCATTCAGGTCTTCCATACTAGCTACTTTTGCTAAAGCATCTATACGAATCTTTTCCATATCTATAGCATTCTTTTCTTCTGCTAAAGTTGTCTTTGTTAATAAGTCTAAAGCTTTCATAGTTTCTTTTGAAGCTCTATCAAGATCTGATTTTTCTTTCTTCAACATTGCATCTTGACCAGTTTTACCAGCTTCCATCATTAATTCAGCTTCTTCTAATTCTAATCTTTGTGCATCTAATGCAGAGTCTGCAGAATGTTTAGCCATAGTTGCTTGTAATTTTTGTTTTTCTAATTCTACTTTTGCAGTTTCTAATGCAACCATTTGTTGTTCAGGTGATTGAGCTTGTCCCATTTGATTTGCATTTAATACTTGTTGTGCTGCAGTTGCCATAGCCATTTCAGCAACTTGAGGATTCTGTTGTTGATCTGGTGGTAATTGTTCCATTGCAGCTCTTGCCATACCATTCATTTGTTCTTGATATTTTAATACAGAATGTTCTTGTATGTTTGCTTCAAGGATTGGTTTTAATCTAGCCATTATAGGATTAGCACCATTCTGTGGATCTTGAAGATATGCCATCTTTGTTTGTATATGGGCATCATGGTTCTGTCCTGGAAATGCTGCAATAGGTATACCCTTTGTTGCAGCCATAATATCAGATACAGGATCTAATTGTTGTGGTTCTTTCTTTGGTGGAAGTATCTCTTCCATATTAGGCATATTAGCAGAATTTAATATTGTTCTATTCAATGCTTCAAGGTTGAACATACCAGGAGGTGATTGTTGTGCCATTTGTAATGCCATCTGTGCAATCATCATCCTATGTGCGTTTGATGGGATATTAGGATCTGATACTGGGATCACATCTACTCTTCCATCAAAGTCTTGTTTAAGAACATTCTTATCAGCAAAAGGTACTTCATATGGATACTCAGAAGGTAGATAATCATAGTTTATCTGGGCAAGTATTTTAAATTCATCTCTTTGAGATTTGTGTAATCTCTTGTGAATAGCAGAGAAGAACTTACTTGATGCTTCTAGTAATGCCATTGTTGTACCCACAGGTCCATAAGATGCTGCGTCAGAAACAATTTGTTCTGTACTATCAGCAAACTTTTGACCTGTTTGAGTTATGAATTGTAGCATATTATACAGGGTTGAGGAAGGCTCTTTGTAGGGGAGAGAGACGATAGCCTTGTTTAAATCTTGCCCTGTTGCTTCAACTTCTTTAAACTCACCTGGTGATATAGGATCGTTGTCTCCAACAATTCTTACACCCTTTGCTTTGAATCCTCCTGGTAAGTTTGCGAACTGACCTGCATCCACTAAACTTCTCATGGCTGCAGTAGCAGTCATAGTTAAGTTTCCTAAAAAGTGCATGAGACCAAATCCATAGAAACTAAAGCCTGGTACGAATCTGTAATGAACAAAGTGAGACACTTTCTCTTGATTCTTATCATCCTTCTTATAGTTTCTACGAATACTTAAAATTTGTTGTGACTTCTCTTCTACTGTAACAATATAAGGAAGAGCATAGTCTTCTTCTATTTCTAAATAACAATGTTGTTCTAGTAATGTATATTGTGGATCATTTGTTCCTGTAGGAGACAAACCAATAATTGTATCCATCTTTTCTGAAAAAGAAGTAGGTTGTGGATTAGTTGCTTCTGGTAATTCTATATCTCTATATATTCCTGTTCTTATATCTTTAGCTAGATCAACAGGACTTCTATATATTACATGTGTATATCTATCTGCTTTACGTAGATTAGATGCATAGTAAGAAACATAGAATTGATCAATAGGAACAAATTCAGATACTGGTCTTTTTAAATTAGCATCATAATAAACTTTTTTAAATGCTGATCCTATTAATGGTAAATGAAATAACATTCTTTCCATCTCATCAAAGTATTCAGGCATCTGATCTGTTGTTTGATAATTCATAAACTCTTGAACACGATTAGCTTGATCTTCTCTTTCAGGAGTAGACTTACCTATGATCTGAGCTTTAACTGGACCTGATGGTGGAAATAATTCTTGTATTGCTTTTGATTGAAACTTAACAGCAGATTCTATTAACATAGGATGGACTGCTGTACATGCACCTTCAAATGGCTCTGATGTTTCTTCTATTTTTAATCCTAGAAGATCAAAACCTTTTTCAAACATTGCTTCCCATTCAGCACGAGAATCTTTATCTGATGTATAGTTATCTATTACATCTGCTGCAATAACTTCTTTATCTGAATCTTCTAATGTATCTGTAAGATCTCCATACCATTCTTGTACAGATTCTTCAGGTTCCATTTCTGTAACACTTGTGAAGTCTACAGTAACACCACCATCATCTTCCATTTCAAATGTTGGTGAACCTTCCATTACTTCTTCAGGTGTAGGCATCTGAACTACATTAGTAATCTCTTCTGGTATTTGTTCAAATGGATTTTTTTCTGTTGCCATTATATAAACCTTTGTGCGTTATAATTTTTGTTAGGATCTTTCATTATTCTACCACCTTCTTCATATTCTTTTACATTACTAAATTTAGGATTTCTAGCTAATACTAAAGGACCTAATTGTATAACTTCTTCAGCTTCTTCTATTGCAGTACCTTTTTTAAAATTACCAAAATCTTCTCTTATATAAAAATGTCCATGTCTTCTTGGATCATAACCTACTTGAACATATTCTAAATTTTCTTTTAAAATATTATCAACTAATTGTTTAATTTGATTAGGATCATGGTTTACCCATTCACCATCCATTACTCCAAAGGGTGCTTTAGGTAATTCTCCCTTACCTGTTTTTTTAGCTCTTGCTGTTTGGGGTTTAAATTTAACATTTTTTAAAACAGCAGTAGGAGAATAAAATGTTCCACTTTTTCCTCCTGGTGTTTTTAAAGAAGCAATCCATTTATTATAACTTTCATAAGCTGGAATATCTAAACGTGCTTGTGTTCGTTGTCCTTCTGGTATTTCTAAATCTAAACTATATACTCCTGACTTAGGATTTTTTTTACCATCTTTAAAATACTTACCTTTTTGTAAGACTAAAGGTATTTCTTCAGCTTGTGTTATTGTAGGACTTGTTTCCCATCTACGAATAGGTTTTAATTTTTCTACAAGTTGTGCGTGACCTTCAACAGTTTGTTTTCCTTTATCAATATTTTTAATAGATTGTTCTAACTCTGTTATAGGTTTATCTTTAAATCCTGTTCCTTTTAATTGTTCTTTTACTATCTCACTTTTTTTATACAGATCTGTATTAATATCTGGATTAGGAATAAAACCTTTTTTAGAATAAATTCCTTTAGCTTCAGGAAACATTTTAGCTTCATCTGTTAATCCTATTTTTCTCCAAAAATTAATAGCATTTTTTTGTATATCTTTAATTTCTAATCCTTTTTTGTTTTCTGATATATGAGCTAATGTTTTTATAACTTTTGTTCCTAAACCTGATGCTCTTAATGTAGGATCTATTTCAATATTTATTAAACTTTTAATAGTATTATTTTTTCCTTTTACTAAAGATACATTACCTACTTTTTCATTACCTGGTAAAAGAAGATTATATTTTGTCTTATCTCCTCTTATACCTTTTGTTAGTTCAGGACCTACTTCTTGTAAAGCAAAGGAATCATCTGTATCAATTATATGTGTAAGTGTTTTATCAAAAACATTATTTTTTACTAATCTAGGTTTTTTAGTAACTGTTTTAACTAATTGACGTAATAACGAAGATAATCCTGCAACCATTATTTTATCTTGCCACCTTTTTTATTAAATTTAAGTTTATACTCAGCTCCTATAAAACTTTCTCCACCTGGTCTATGAGTTGCTGTTCCTGTTACAGAGTGACGACCTTTTTTATATTGTACTCTGCCTGTTATTTTTGAATCTTTTAATGGATCTTTTGTAAATAGATTTTTATTTTTGACATATCCTTGTAAGTCAATATTCATCTTATCACCAGCTTTGGTGTCATATTTTAACTTTGTCTTT